CGTACAAAAATAAGTGATTCTGTTTTTGATTAACCCATTGTGTACCATCATATACAAGCATATCTTCATTGAGGGGTGTGGTTAACGTCACATTGTTCAATTGTCCAATATTGACGCCAACATTTGATGTGAGGTCGGTCGTAAAAGCGGTCGTCGGATTTGTAAATTGAATTGTATTGGACGTCGCGTTTCCGTGGTCACTCACAACTTGGAGTGTAACATTTGCGAGATGTCCACCATCACCATAGTATCTGGCGGCGTGAACATTCCCAGTGACCATAACATTTGAGGATGCGTACACATTCCCGGCGACATTCAACTCTTGAGCCACATCCACGTTGGAGAGCGCGTAGACATTCCCACTCACATTTAACTCCCGAGACACATCTACATTGGAGAGCGCGTAGACATTCCCAGATACATTCAATTCCTGTGCGACATCCACATTTGAAAGGGCGTAGATATTCCCGGTGACGTTCAACTCCTGCGCAACATCTACATTAGAGAGTGCATAGACAATCCCACTCACATTGAGGTCTTGAGCCACATCCACATTTGAAAGGGCGTACACATTCCCAGTGATGTTCAACTCCTGTGCAACATCCACATTGGAGAGTGCATAGACATTCCCAGTGACGTTGAGTTCCCGTGCGACATCCACATTTGAAAGGGCGTAGACAATCCCACTCACATTGAGGTCTTGAGCCACATCCACATTCGAGAGCGCATACACATTCCCAGTCACATTCAACTCCTGAGACACATCTACATTGGAGAGCACATACACGTTGCCGGTCACATTCAACTCCCGATACACATCGACATTGGAGAGTGCGTACACGTTGCCGGTCACATTCAACTCCTGAGACACATCCACATTGGAGAGTGCATACACATTCCCAGTCACATTCAACTCTTGTGCAACATCCACATTGGAGAGGGCATAGACAACCCCAGTCACGTTAAGGTCTTGAGTTACGTCAATATTGGAGAGTGCATAGACAATTCCAGTGACGTTGAGGTCTTGAGTGACGTCAATATTGGAGAGTGCGTACACAACCCCGGTCACGTTGAGGTCTTGAGTGACGTCAACATTTGAGAGCGCGTAGACATTTCCAGTCACATTCAACTCCTGAGACACATCCACATTAGAGAGCGCATAGACATTCCCACTCACATTCAACTCCTGAGACACGTCTACATTTGAGAGTGCATAGACAATTCCGGTCACGTTGAGGTCTTTAGAGACATCCACATTAGAGAGCGCATAGACATTCCCAGTCACATTCAACTCTTGAGCCACATCCACATTTGAGGACGCATATACATTCCCACTCACATTCAATTCCTGAGACACATCCACATTGGAAAGTGCATACACGTTGCCGGTCACGTTGAGTTCACGAGACACATCCACGTTGGAGAGCGCGTACACATTCCCAGTGACGTTCAACTCTTGAGACACGTCCACGTTGGAGAGTGCGTGAACAATCCCAGTTACATTCAATTCCTGCGCGACATCAACATTTGAGAGGGCATACACAATCCCAGACACATTCAATTCCTGTGCGACATCAACATTTGATAAAGCATACACATTCCCGGTGACGTTGAGTTCCTGCGCAACATCAACATTGGAGAGTGCATACACATTCCCGGTGACGTTGAGTTCCTGTGCAACATCCACATTGGAGAGGGCATAGACATTCCCGGTGACGTTGAGTTCCTGCGCAACATCCACATTGGAGAGTGCATAGACAACACCCGTCACATTAAGGTCTTGAGTGACGTCAACATTCGAGAGTGCATACACATTCCCAGTCACCTCAATATTTCGTCCCACAGAAATATTAGCGGTTGTAATAAAACCAGTGGTTGGATTTGTAAATTGAACAACTTGTGTGGTACTATTTCCAACATCTGTGGCTTCTTGAAGTGTAATATCCGTCAACAAGTTTGAAAGTGTACCACCGTCACCAAAAAATCGTACAGCATATATGTCTACATCTGAAAGAATATCACCCGCAACGTGAAGTGTCTTTTCAGGTGTATTTGTACCAACACCCATACTACCATCCGTAAATAACGATACACCACTATTTGTAAATTGTACAGTGTGGGATGTTGTATTTCCAAATGATGTGACTCGTTCTAAATTTATATTCGAGAGCGTACCCCCGTCGCCATAAAAGTAAGATGCGTTCACGTTCCCAGTGACGTCAACGTTTGAGGACGCGTAGATATTCCCAGTGACGTTAAGTTGTTTGGATACATTCACATTTGAGAGTGCGTGGACATTTCCAGTGACGTTGAGTTCCCGAGACACATCCACATTTGAGGACGCATAGACATTCCCAGTGACGTTGAGTTCTTTGGAGACATCCACATTGGAGAGGGCGTACACATTCCCGGTCACGTTGAGTTGTTTGGTCACATCCACGTTTGAGAGGGCATAGACAATCCCCGTCACATTCAAATCCCGAGACACATTCACATTTGAGAGCGCATAGACATTCCCAGTGACGTTAAGTTGCTTGGAGACGTCCACGTTAGAGAGGGCGTACACATTCCCGGACACGTTGAGTTGTTTGGACACATCCACATTGGAAAGCGCGTACACATTCCCAGTCACATTCAGTTGTTTGGACACATCCACATTCGAGAGGGCATACACATTCCCAGTAACGTTGAGTTCCCGAGATACATCCACATTGGAGAGCGCATAGACATTCCCAGTGACGTTGAGTTCCCGAGACACATCCACATTCGAAAGCGCATAGACAACACCAGTCACGTTAAGGTCTTTGGACACATTCACATTGGAGAGCGCGTACACATTCCCAGTCACATTCAGTTGTTTGGACACATCCACATTGGAGAGCGCATACACATTTCCGGTGACGTTGAGTTCCCGAGACACATTCACATTCGAAAGGGCATAGACATTCCCAGTGACGTTAAGTTGCTTGGAGACATCCACATTGGAGAGGGCATACACATTCCCAGTGACGTTGAGTTCACGAGACACGTCTACATTGGAGAGCGCGTACACATTTCCAGTGACGTTGAGTTCCCGAGACACGTCAACATTGGAGAGTGCATACACATTCCCGGTGACGTTCAACTCCTGCGCAACATCCACATTGGAGAGTGCGTACACATTCCCGGTAACGTTGAGTTCCTGCGCAACATCCACATTTGAGAGGGCATAGACAACACCACTCACATTCAGGTCCCGAGATACATCCACATTTGAGGACGCATACACATTCCCGGTAACGTTGAGTTCCTGCGCAACATCCACATTGGAGAGTGCGTAGATAGTACCCGTGACGTCTAAAACATCTGAGACACTCACGGTATTGGCGTACAACCTCTCATCAATCTTGGCGTCCCCGTGGACCACAAGAATATTTGACGCGGTATCATCAACATACACATTTGAACCAATATCTAAAGTATGTATAGGTGATGTATTCGCTATACCCACGTTTGAGTCTGTAAATAAAGAACCATATACGTGAACATTCAATGTGTTTGAGGAATCTGGTACAATATATCGCCCACTTGGGTCGCTTGTTGTATATGCGAGTACAAGTTCATCATCGTTCTCAATGTAACCCACAGCTACATTAGAATCTGGGCGCGCCATCACAACCCCCAAATCAAATACAAAGTCATCATCTGTATTGTTTTCACCGAGAACAATGATAGGGTCTTTAATCGATAAGTTTTCCGAGTGTACCAACGTCGTTGTTCCCCGAACGGCGAGATTACCTTCTATAAATACATCACGTTGTAAGGATACGTTACCCAATACTGTGAGTACATTTGATGCGGTATCATCAAAGTACACATTTGAACCAACATCAAGTGTGTGTATCGGAGAGGTATTCGCGATACCAACATTGGAAATCGTCGTAAACGCAGTTGTTGTATTTATAAACTCAACCACGTTGTTTGTTGTAAGTCCATAATCAGTCACATCTTGGAGTGTTTGGTTATCCGCACTTATACCAGCATCCACAATTTCCTTTGTGACTGTGTTATATACCAATGTATTGGATAGAACACTCGTGTCGTAACGAATAGGTGCTACATAAAACCCACTAATCGGTGCTTCTACAACTGAATTTGATGCATTGATTAATACCGTATTTATAGCCTGTTCGTCTGGAACATTCTTACCAACCCGTATCCTTTCAGATCTTTCGATCGTATTCAGGTTCTTCGGCATTTATATAATAGGTCATTTTATTTTAACACAATGTAGTCCATCCAGTTCTTTTGTATCCCCAGAATGTATCTGTTTCCGTATCGTATACAATAAGACCTGGTTCTGGTTTTTTTATGATATCTGTACCTACTACACGAGGAACCAATAAACCGCGTGTCGTTGAATCAACGGCTAAAGCTGCTGATGGATGTGGGGTGCTTGACCCGACCGTGAGACATCCATTTCCGTCAAGGGTCATAGAGTTTTCAAGTAGACCATTGGGTCTCTTTGTCTTGAATACAAGACCACCTGGTCGTCCAGATGTTGTTCCATTATTTGCTTTTATGTACGCATTGATTTGAGCGAGTTCATTAATCTTAATTCCATTGACTTCCCCAATTTCAGACACAATATTTGGTGCACTATAGATTGAAATTCTCGAAGTTGGGTCGGTTGTCCCAATACCTATATTACCAGATGTCGTTAATGACGTTATTACATTTGATAATTGTAAAGTTGTTACAGTATTGCTTTCATACGACATAATATCTTGGAGAGAACGGGGTAAGATGCTTTCCACGTGTGTAAGTCGTGCGTCAATTGGTGGGATTTCATTTTGAATTGTGTGTACATTTGACTCAGTAGAATGTATTGTAGAAACGAGTGCCTCAAGTGGTTCAAATCTTGGAATGTGGGTTTCGAGAATGTCCACTCGTGGAACCTGGTCCTCCAAAGTCTTCACACGTGCTGGGAGTACTTCGAGCGCGCGTACACGAGGTTCCACCTGCGCAACCTTGCGTGTGAGTGGTTTTAAGACGTCCACGTGCTGTTCTAATTGCGCAACTTTAGGTGTAAGTGGTTCAAGTGCCTCAATACGTGGTACATACGTTTCTAATCTCCCAATTTTTGGTACGTGTGCTTCAAGGTTCTTAATTCTTGGTATGTATGTTTCAAGACGCTCCGTTGCAGTTTCCAATGTATGTAAACGTGGTAAGTTTTGTTCTATACGGAGTATCCGTCCAACATTATTTTCAATGATGGGCACGTATGTATTGAGCTTTCTCACGTCACTATCCGATTGAATTATAATGGGTATGTACGCACCAATCTTCTGGGTATCTTTGGTCAATCTCACAATGTCTTGAGAATGTGTATCAATCACATCTGGAATGTATTCAAGTTTTGAAAATCTGGATTCAAACTTCTCCGTCTGTGTAACCCTAGGTTCTAGGGCATTTAGGGCGTACTCTAACGAATCACACTTGGTGATAATATGTGGAATATGGTGTACATCTGTAACTTTAGAGGTCAATGTAGTACCCAACTGTTCGAGTGTCTCAATTCTCGAGACATTTGATTTCAAATCAGATTCTTGGGCCACCCCATACAATCGTCGTCCATCTCCGATAAACTCATAGGCGACGACCGAACGCGAGGCACGCACTATACCATCTATATGGAGTTCTGAACCGACATTCACATTTCCTTGGGTGGTCACAGACGCGACTGTTAAATTATTTGACGTGATATCCCCAATTTGACCAAGTGTGAGACCTGTGAGATGACGTCCATCTCCGTGATACTGGTGCGCGTGAATATCCTCCGTGACGCGTAGATGAGGCATTACATACCCCAATTGGTCGTACGTGACGTTTGAAAGGAGACCACCATCACCAAAATAGGATTTACTGTGTAATGCACCATCAATGGTGACGTTGAGGGGAGTGTCCGAGCGAAACGTGAGGTCGCCATCATACTCGAGAGACACCGCGTTGCGACCCTTGACCATTTTGATTGAAGCACGGTCGTGGGCGTCAGAGTTGGAATCACCAACCACAAACTCGGGATTGTCTATATAGTAGGTGTTGATTGTGGTCACATTGACCACGTCCAATTGTTCAACTTCAAGGTGTTTAAAACGTGTTTTTACATTTGACGAAGACCCTAATTCAGTAATACTTTGGAGGGACAAATCATTTCCAAACACAACTTCTTTTGTCTCTGGGCTATACATAAGTACATTCGATGAGACACCGTGTCTCATTGGCGACACATAGAAACCTGGGGATTCTATGTGTGGTATCTCAGTTTTACCCGCGTTCAAAACGATTGTATGTTCAGGTTGATTTTCCGAAGTATGTCGACCAAGTCGTATCTTCTCCGTCAGATGGAAAGTATTGATGTTTTTCACCATTTATATATTAATGTATTTTAATTTGCGTACACAAGCCCAGCCATACCATTTTCTATCCTGAGAATGTTATAGTTTACGGCGTAAATTGGATTTACAATGGGTAATGATTCACTTTGTATCTTTGCAGAGTCTATACGGCTAAAATTGAGAGACCCCGAGGGTTGATGAAGACTTGATGTTAAACAGAATGCGTGAAAGAATATATCTGGAGACGTCACAAAGTTTGTATGATAGTAGTGGGACACGTCAACAAAGTGGGTCTTTGCCCATTTATATTTACAAATATCCATACCATTGATACTCAACTTAATACGGTTACCCACAGCCGTGAGTGCGCTTTGTGAAGCTGTATTAGAACTCGCAATGTACTTGACTGGATGATTAAAATTCAACTCCTGCACAAGCTCGTGTGATGGAATATTCTTTTGGACTTGGAATATGAGCATATCATTTGCGCGAGATGCGATGTTCCCCCGTTCCTCGTTATCAACATAGTAATAGTTTGAATAGGCTTCCCAGTTATAGTCTGCGGCATTTGGACCCCAACGGATTCTAAGTTCCACATCGTGATACTGAAGGGCAACCAAAGGTATCGCAGATTGTGCATTTTCACAGAAAAAGAATCGAAATGGATAGAAATAAGACCTTGAACTTAACCCTGGGTGGGGTCCATTTGAACTTTTTGAAACATTCTGTGCGAACGTATCAATCGCAATCGTTTCACAAAAGAGTGAATCTTGTTCATCTATCACCTGTCCACCAATCAAAAGTTGTACACTGTCGATATACTGCGACCAATCTTGGATGTCTACACACTCTGTACCATCATCTGGGACCAAGAAGGTGTATCCCAAAAGGTCGCCACTTCTCTCAACTCGAATCGTTGATAAAGAATTATTTTTCACAGCTCCATAGAGTGTATGTTTTTCAATGGACTGTGAAAAATTTGAATGTCTTTTAAATGACGAATTAAAAAACGATATCTCAGGGTTTCCTGTAATATGTTCATCCTGAGCGCCAATCGCCACTAACTGAACAATACCCGAAGACATAGTATACTACTTTAAAGGAAGAAAATTACAAATTAGGTTTTCTACACACAAATCTAAGAACGAGGAAATTATTGGCGTTATCATCCGATGGTTTAATTGTGGCGCCATTTTGATCACGAATCGTTACACTGAGACGGTCGACTCGCCTGATTGGGTCTATATATTGGGTGGCGATTGTGTAATTGTCTTTGAAAGTAATGAGGGCATTACCATCAGTCACGAGACTCGCGAATGAACCTCGAATCATACTCATAGATGCTTGACCCGTGAGAACATTGGATGCTCGGTCAGAAAAAATGGAATCTAATTCCTCAATCGAAACATAGCAATGTTTGGTAGATACATTAGAATTGATATGCGCCGCGAGGAGTCTGGCCTGAACAACATTGCGAAGTGGTTGTTGGAGATGGCACGTAAAAGTATTCGCACTGTCTTGACCAATGGTATCGACAGTTATGGTGTGATACTCGTAATCGAGGTCTGGGATAGTTTGGGGGGAAGTCACCAAAGCCATTTATATTACTTTAGATTAAAGATCCGCCGATTCCATCTTCAATTTCATACGATGCGTGGTCGGCGACGAGTTCTTGAGCACCACAGAGGCCACCTGGAGTCAAGCTCTTGGTATACGCGCTACCCTCACTGGTGTGTCCAGGGGCACATTCCAACTTGTTCTCGAGATCAAAGATGGACTTTTCACTGACCGCCTTCACAGTGATGTGTCTGGGCTGGTATCGACTGGTCTTCTTGATAGCACCAAGAATGTAAATCAATACAATCAAACCAAAGATGGACATAACGGCATTTCGGTTGGCTTTGTTGAGGGTAAACATTTATAATGTATACATATAATTTTTTTTAAAGTGCGTTAAAGGTAATTGAATAGTTTCCTTATAAAGAGTAGATGGACGAAGAAATAGTCATTGATCGTGGAAATACTACTGTGATGAAATTAGACGCCGACGAACAGGCGCTGATGGATGAGATTGAAATATCAACACCACGCCCAAAACCCGTGCCCCGACCCGTGCAACAAAGTCACAGACCACGTCCTCCTGTGCACCAAGAAGCTATGGATGCTTTTGTAAATCCAAACAAACAAACTGCCCCCAGTCAGCCCCAACAGGAACAGGAAATTGATTACGGTGATGACGACGACGAACCAATGTTTTTTGATGATGAGGGACCAGGCCCCCAAGAGGAGATGCCCTCCAAGGGGTACTCGTCTATTGATGAAGAAAAGGCGGACCTCATTAATAAATTGGGACGCCTTGAGAAGAAGGGGTTTGCGGTGAACAAGAGACTCACGGCGTACTCCAATGTTGAAGAATTGAGAACTGAGGTCAAGCGTATCACCTATAGCATCGATGTCGAACAATCGATACGATTTTCAAGACGAATGTTGGTGGCCTGTGTGACTGGCCTTGAGTTCCTTAACAAACGCTACAATCCATTTGAGATTCAACTTGAGGGTTGGTCTGAGTCTGTGATGGAGAATGTGGATGACTACGACGGCGTCTTTGAGGAACTCTACGTCAAGTACCGCTCGAAGGTCAATGTGGCACCAGAAGTCAAGCTCATTATGATGTTGGGTGGTTCAGCGATGATGTTCCACTTGACCAACAGTATGTTCAAATCTGTGATGCCCAATATGAATGATGTACTCAAGCAAAACCCAGACCTCGTGAACAATATGATGCAAGCGATGCAGAATACGACACGTGCGCCATCTGGTCCAGCGGATACAGCCCCTGTGGGAGGCACGGGTCAGTATGAGATGCAGGGACCTGGGATTGATATCTCAAGCCTTATGGGTGGTGTGATGATGCCCCCACCACCCCCAATGAACACCACACCACGAATGGCGGTGGAGGAGGATGACGATGATATTTCAGACATCGTGTCCATCTCAGGTGAATCGACGGGTGGTGAAGTCAAGGAGGTGAATGTCGATGCCTCGAAGTCCAAGCGTGGTCGCAAGAAGAAGAAGACAGAAATTAATCTCTAAGTACAATATAAATGATAGGTTATTGTCCTCTGGAGGAACTGGAACCTCCTGTAAGACAACAGGTTCCAGTCGGTGCTCCAAAGACTGAGACCGAGACCAAACCACCAATGGGTCTCGAAGAAACTGAATGTAATTACGTCGTGATGGCTTTCATTGTCGGCGTTCTCTTCCTAGCCGTCTCTGATTCCATCAGGGCGTAAGTGTTTACTCTAATTCTACCTTTGGGTTTTCCCCGAGAGGTAAAGTTATCTAATATGTGAATGTTGAGCGTATGATAGTACCACTCTTTATAGATTCAAGTCCACCACCATTTGAGGTCATTACATCAACGACGAGGTCATATTTGTATGTTCGTGTACCACCCGTATCATATGGTGAAATGGTGACGGTTGTTTCTGTTGTGGTGACTGTGGGACTCCAAGGGTAAAAGTTTGACCCACCAAATATACTCTTCGTACCAACAGCGATGGGTACAGTGGATAAGGACCCGTCATCTGTACCCCCTTGAACATCAAGAATCATTGTACTTGAATCCACAACTGTGGCGCCATCTGTACGCCTTAAAATACCAAAAATCTTAGCATAAAATGACGGTTGTCTAAATGTAAATGTTATAGTTTTGTCGTTGAATCCCGTGATAGTGACTGCGTTTGAATATTTTTTACACGCCACCTGGTCAGAGTTTGTAATAATACCACCATTCACGTGAAGAGATGTATTTGCCGTCTCACCACCGAGACCAATAGCGACCTGGTCACCCAAATCAATAGCGCCATCGACGGTCAAATCCCCCGTGATTTCGAGATCACCTTGAACAAATGTTGTACTGGACTGTGGTTGAATATAGACATTACCAGTTGTACTCGACATAATGTTAGACGTCCCCCCAGTTGTTTTGAGTTCTATGAGCACATTACTTGTGGAATGTTCAATTCTTGGAGTCCCGTTATAGAGGTGAAATCGTGTCGCGGGTGTCGCTGTGCCTATACCCACATTACTCGTGTGAATCATATGAATACAATTCGTCATCGTACTGTTATTCGACACACCCATCACGAGACCTGTCGTACTATTCGTGGAATTACTGAACCCTCGAATGTATCCACCTTCTCCATCATTGGTATATATGAGCATACCGGTCTCTTTGTTGGTCCCAGGGCTCTCAAGTTTTAGAAGATTCACACTATCCGTGGATGCACTGTATATGTGTACATTTGCTCCCACAGTTGAAGTACCAATACCTAAATTACCTATAGAATCAAAACGCGCAAATTCAAAATCATCATCACCAGTAACCTCGTGTACAAATGTAAGTGGACGTCGTGATGTACCATTGAGAAGATTTCTAATTTTATTAATAGAATCTAAACCCTCCGTCGTTGAAAGTGCAAAACCAGACAACTTAAACGCACCCCCGGCGCCAAACTCAATATCACCATTCACGACCAATTTGGTATTTGCACCTTTACCAGTTGCATCGGACCGCTGTCCACCGACAACGACTATACCGATATCCGTAATAACAAGTGGTTTATCTATTTCAGCATCTTTTGCGGTAAGAATGGTTCCAAAATCTTCACCTGAACTTGTGTATGTTTGGAATACGTGTTCTGCCGCGATGTGTCGGATTCTATCTGGACCCTGGTCGACCGATGACGCATCATTACCCTTAAAGAGTAATAGTTCATTTTTTGTATATTCAGAGTCATATCGGCGCTCTTCGATGTGTGTATTCCCAAAGTCGTCTCCACTGAGACCAAAAAATGAAAGTTTATTTCCGATGACTACATTCCCCAAAACTTCGAGTTTGGCCCGAGGAATATCCGTACCTAAACCCACATTACGTGTTACATTATCTATGAATAAACCAACACTTCCAGAATCATATACTCTATATGGACTTTGTGTAATTCTATAATCACCATCACCCGTAACACCGGTCGACCAACCT